CTGATTGTTTAAAGTGTTGGGATCGTCACCGGGACCAGCAGAGCCAGCAGTAGCCGTAGTCACGATGGAAGGAAGCGTGATCTTGCAATCCTCGTCATTCACCGTAATGATCCTGCCTGCATGAGCAGCGACAGTAAGAGTGGTATCGGCGGTGATGTTCACCACCATGCCGGGGCCTGTGCTATAGAACCCGTTAAGGGAACGGACAGGACCGTCAAAAGTTGTACGAGCCATAAAAAAATTCCTTCTTACGAAAGGTGTCGCCCTAGAGTCTTCGTAAGCGTCGGCTGGGCCCGTCGCTAGGGCTGTTCAATCCCAGAGATAACAAAGAAAAAGGGGGGCAAAGCCCCCCTCAATCTTATGAAGCACCCGGTGATCCAAAGACACCCAAAGGATCAGAGACACCAAACGAATAACGCTCGCGGGATTTATACCGCACGTTACCAGTATTGAAGTCGCCGTCCATTGCCGTAGTCAATGGAGAACGTTCAAAATGCTTTAGGCCATTGGGAACATCAGTTACCAAAAACCAAGCATTTGTGTCAGTTAGGTAATGATTTACTCTATACCCTTCGGGCACTGTGCCATTATTCTTAATGGCGTTGATGTCGTTGTCAGCCGTTGAAGGACGCAATTCGCTATCCAGTATTCGGGTTGCAACAAACATCAGGTCCGGCGGAACAACCATCCGACGCGGGCGTGCCGCAATCAGAAGGCCTCTTTGATCCGTCCACTTTGCAATCTGAATGACCGCTGCCTCAAGAGAGGTCTCGTTCAAATCAGCCGCAGTGGAAGGCGTGTTGGAGTTCGTGCCGCCAGACACGAGTGGATGCGCGGTATTGAAAAGCGTAACACCATCACCCGATTGATATGTCCCACCGGGCATACCGTTATTCAGGGGATTAGCAGCTTTTACCTGCTTGGTGTAGGCCATCGCACGAGCGAGTGCCTTGGTATAGCGGGCACTTACGGAATCATAGAGGTTGTCCTCCATTGCTTCCTCAGTGATCGCAAATCCCATTGCAATCGTTTCGTGGTTATACCGTGCGGTGTAACTCTCCTGCGCGTTGTCATAAGAGATCGCAGAGCCTTCATTCTTCACGGGCGCTGCATCAAAGCCAGCCAAAGCAACTTCTTCTTCGAAGCTACGATCAGATGACTCTGTCTCATACAACTCTTTGTCCTCGGCTTCGTAATGAGCGTACTCAAGCCCGAACAAAGCATTCAAACCCGGCAGAAGTTCTTTAAGCATTTGGGCGCGTGAAATAGCCATAGCTCAATCCTTCCTTAAATGCCGGTAGTATCTTGGTATTGATGAGAGGCACAGGAGTCGCCAGTGGCGTCTCCACCTGAGTTCCACTTGCAGATGATGTCCGTAAAGGCATCCCCTACTGCGGAATTGGGCCCGTCAACAAACGCAATGATACGAAGTGGCAGGGTTTTTGTGGTAGCTATCGTAGAAATCGTTACCGAGTTCTTACTTGTACCGATAGCCGTTGAGCCAGCCGTTTGGGTAACAGCAATATTATTACCAAGCGCAGTCTGGGCGAGCGTGCCATCAGCCTGTACTTGCCATACAACATTGGGGTCATCCACCACATAAGCAAAAGCATCAGACGCAGTCAGACTGGCGGTCCATTGCTGAGCAAAAGTTAGCTGACTTGTGTTGGGGTCGGTGTAACGACACCCAACGAATATCCCCACGGGGGTCATCGTTGCCGTACCGGCATCTTTTTCAATGGTGCCGGTATTCACAAGTTTGACAGCATCCCCGTAGAAGATCTGGGTATTGTACGCACTGGCAATACTGATGTGGCGAATGGAATCACTCCACGAACCACCACCTAGCAAGCCAACCGGACGAAACCCATATGGCGTCGCAGTTGTAGCCATATTGTTATCCTCCTAAAGGATCAAAGTTTAAACCAAAGCGTCTACCTATTCTGGTTTGACGCCGCTACCGAAAGACACTCTCGTCCTAGACTCATTAAGTTTAGGCATACGAGGGTCGCTCTCTCGCATATAGTTTTGATCAACAGCCTCCATCTGATTCTGAGCCATATCGTTGTAATACTTATTTCTGGCCTCCACGTTCTCTGCCGAAGTTTTGCAAAGAAGCAACCCTCCGACTTCGATATTCCCCTTAAATTTACTCTCGTGGTCAGAAACGAGCATTAGTTCTGGATGGTCTTCGGCCCGCACAGGCTCCCAACCTTCACGAAATCGCTTCGACGCATTCACGTTATCAGCATTTCCCATGAGGGATGTCCTTATCCAGCGGAAAACATAGCCTTCCTCCGGGGTAGGATCTGGAAGAACCTGAGGGGGCTCCCACGTTTTCTCGCGTGCAGAAGACTCTCTGGTTTCTGTCTCTCTAGGTTTGCGCTCTGTTTTTGCCGCCTCTAAATCAGCCATTTCTTTGCTCCTTTATTAATTGGGAAGCATACTGCTCCGGCGTAATCCCAAGCTTCCGAGCGAGGGTGACTTGGGTGCTGGTTAGCTCCACTTTGCGCGGGTTGCCTCCCCCTCTTCTAGCAGGGGCAACTACCGGGGTCTTGCGGGAAGTCGGAGCTTGTCCAGCCGCACCATCCTTCCCGGGATCTGCAAATTTTTCTTGTAATATCTTATCAATCTGTTCGTAATACTGAGGGTTCCCTCTAGGATCTACCCCCTGTTTCACAAACTTCTCATGTAATCCAATCGCAAACCCGGTCATCTCTTCATAGCCGGGCTGCTGAAACCAAGTATTCCGCTTCAACCAATCTACCGCCAACGGGTCCGGGGGCGGGATATGCTGTTGAGGCTGCGGGGCGGCCATTGCCGGCGCAGCAGGCGCCGGGGCTATATAAGCATACTGCGATTTCTCTGCATGTAGCTTTGAAAGATCATTCTGGGCTTCTGTAATCGCTTCTGCGTCTCCAGACTCATGAGCTTCCCGGTACTTCCTTTTCGCACCATCTATTTCCGCATCCGTCTTCGCGCTGACCTGATCATAGAGCAACTGACTCTGGTCAGTTAACTGCTTCTTCAGAGCTTCATTCTCACCTTGAATGGTCTGAGCATACTTAACTGCTTCGTGGTTCTCCCGAACCGCGCTCTCCTTGGCTCGTCTTTCCTCATTCCATTCGTAACGCAACTTATCAATGCGTTTACGGATTCGATCCCCAAACTGGGCATCATCAAACTCTTCCCCTTCCTCTTCCTCTACTCTGGGGGGACGGTTCCTGTCTTCTTCAGGAGTATCGTCAACAACACTAACTTCCACTTCCTCATTCTGAGTGAGAACCTCGAATGGTTCGGCAGCTATACTATCCAACGCGGCTGCGGGCTCTGGCGAAGGACTCACTTTTTGCTCTGCGGTCATGCTCTTTTTACTCCCCTTGGGTCTTCGACAACGGCCTTGACGCAATCATCGTTGATTAAACGAAATTCCTGACCATGAATTTTCAGACGAGTGCCTGTGTATGCCTGCATGATTATCCAATCTCCTTCCTTACAATAAGCGCCTGAAGGAAACCGAATCTCATCCGAAAAAGCATCTGGCCCCATCTTTAGAACCATCCCAGAAATACTGGCGGTGTGTTCCCTGTCTTTTAAATCATCAGGAACGTACACGCCGCCTTCCGTCTTTTCGTCTGCCTCTGGCAAAGCAACCAGAATATTGTAACCACAAGGGTGTGGTAACTGACTTACCTTTCTTTTAGCACTGAGATCTACAACTTTTCCTTGATCTTCCATGATTACTCCAATGCACGTTTTTGCTCAGTGGCGAGGGGTAACGGGCCCTCTGCTCGCGGTTTTAGGAGACGCGGGCTCCTGCATGTTTCATGTGAAACAGTAAGTCACTCTTCTCCTTTCCTTAAAGCCTCGACAAGATCCAGTAATTCTCGCTCTGCAAGAGCAAGACCTTTAATCGTTCCGACCATATTCTGGTACTCACAAAAATCTTTTGCCGATCCAGTGGAAATAGAGTCAGCAAGATCGTTCATCCGCTCACGCAGCTTCTGCTGATAAACCTCAAATAAATGTTCTTCAGCCAATAGTTATTGCTCCCCTTTCTTCGCGCTGTCTATCAACGCCCTTCCTGCGTCCCTAACAATCTTGGCTCTCTCTATCGTATCTTTTTTGTTGATCTCATCCTGCTTCTGATCCATCTCCTGCTGATCCTTGGCAACTTCAGCACCAAGGCGCATGGCATCCATCCCGGCTTGCGTATCAATCCTCTTGGTCTCTGTCTCCTGCTTCATCTCCGCCTTGGCCATATCGCTAACAACACGAGTCTTGTCGGCTGCAGTTTTACGCTCCAAATCCTGTGCCCGTAACTGTAGCTCTGCCTGTTGCATCTGGACGGTAGGATCTTGCATCTGCTGCTGGATCTGCTGTTGCTGCTGCTCCGCGACATCCTTGTTGTACAAACGCTTCGCCGCCTCCGATATAAGACGAGACAGTTTAATCTCAACATCCTCCGGCAATGGTTCGTTGGGAGGTGGCAACTCAACACCAAGCTGCTCTTCGATTTCTTTTCTATACTGGAACCCGAGATGCTCCTGAATATGTGCTGCCATTGCAGAAGCAATTGTGGCTGCCATAGGACTCTTTGAAACAAGCTGTTTAATCTTGGGATCTTCAATCGCCGCCATATGAACCGTTATATGAGCCTCGTGGTCCTGATAGATAAACGCTTTCAAAGGTTTACTGTTCAATACGTCCATATTCTCGGAAACCGGATCGCGTGGTTTGTGCTCCTTACTCAAAGGAATAATCTTGTCTGCGTCCTGAATGCCAAGGACATCCAGCATCTGCCTGTGCAATTCCGGCAGATCATACATCTGCGGGGCCTGCTGACTTAACGCCAGCGCCGCTTGGTACTGCATAATTCTTTGGGACATCGTGCTGGAATTGGGATCACTAACGGGGATCACATCCACACGCTTATCAAAATCCTCTGCCCGGACAGCCTCTTCCGCGGCATCATACTCATACCCATCTTCCGGCGCATAATCCCGAACCATATCAGCGACCAGAATAAACTCTCTCCTCATTGCCGCATGTAGACGCGCCTGTATGGCCGTCATGACCTTCATGCTGCGTTCGATCAACGCAAGCGTTGTGCCGACAGGAGCATCCTGCTTCATGTCCGCCAGCTTCAGATCAGTCAGGGAAGCAAACCTTCTGCCTTCCTCGACAATCTCCGACAGCATCATGTGCAGGACACTGCTAGGTTCCTTGTACGGAAGGAACGTAATGTTGTCCTTGATCGCACCACCCGGTACGTCCACATCACGGAACTCACCCGGCATAATAGGAGAATCATCCCCCTTGATTCTCAATCCCCTCGCCTTCAGACCTCCGGGCAAGTTAGCCAGAGTACCTGCGTCAACAAGCTGGCGTGTCAGCGATGTTGCCGTTTTGGCGATACCCCCAATAAGATGAATTAAACCAAAGCCATAAAAGCCCAGACCCGGCATATATTGGTAATGGACGAAATGCATCCGCTTCATGCGGAGGGGATCATCTTCGTACCAGTTTCTCCTTATTGCCAATATCTGATTAGAGCCTTTGGCAATCGTAACGACATAAGGCAACTCTATCTCGGTAGGCTCGCCGCTATCATCCTTGTCCTCAAAACCCTCAAGATCCAAATTGGCATGTACCTCAAGAAGGACATGGCGGTTATCATTCTCATAGGAAGGAGTGTCTCCTTCCAGTTCATCATACTTCTCCTGTATATCACTGGGGAAATCAGGAGAACTTCCGATTTTTACATCCCGGTAAAGACCGGCAACCTGTAATTTTCGTATATCATTCTTTGATTTACGCATGACATGCGTATAGCGCTCTGAAGAAATGAGATCAGTTGTGCCATAAGCGACGACGAAATCTTCTGCTGGAACAAAGTGGCAGCATGGACGCCCCATATTGGGGTCGTAATAAACTTTTTTAAAGGCTGAGCCGGCCAGCGGTAGACTAAAGAGAAGCGACTCCATCTCGGGCCGGAACTCTGACATCTTCTCGGTGAAGAGATAGTTCAGATATTCCTGTACCCTCTGGGCCTGCTTTTCTTTCTTATCATCTATTTCCCCGATAATCTTTGTTTTGACAGGGCCGCCGGCGGGAAAGATCTCCGTAATCGCCTGCGACTGAAACCGGACCACAGCTTCCGTTAAAATAGGATGGTGAACCCCGCACGCCCCGGGCCACGGCGTAGTCCTCTCTTCTGGCTTCAGCCCTAATAGATCGAGCCCCTTGACATAAATCTTTTCCCAATCACCGCGGGAATTTTTATCGCCCTCATATTCCCCGACAAGCTTGGAGGCCAGCCTTTGCAAACAATCATCATCACAGAAGTCAGCCAAATTGGAGTCATGCTCCGTCGGGCCCATCTCTTCGGCCCCCGGATTGAAGTCAATAACAATCCCACCGTCCTCGGTTGTCACTGATACCGATTCTGGATTCACAACCTCTACTTCTACTGCCCCCTCCTCTGGATCAGGGTCCATCTCATCGATGCCCTTGGGAGGATTATAGAAATTAGGGGCTTGGGCTATCGCCTTTTCTATCGCCATAGAGGAGTAGCCTTACGCCTTCTCGCCATCTTCAACTCCTTAATAATCAGGATTTAGCCTTGCGGCGAAGAAATCTCAAAAAATCTACCGCGGTCTCTACATCGTGGAACACGGTTACGAGACCGGGGTCATCGTCTTCTCTCTCCGGGTTGATGACAGTCATAACGGCTGCTGAGATATTCTGGTTTCTCAATCCCAGTTGCTTCGCATAATTGTCATAGATCTTATAACTTGCCACTCTTATGGCGTGCGTGATCAAACCTGAGTTTGGTTGCTTAACTAACTGATAGCCTGAAATATGCCTATGGCCACTAATGACAATATGATCATCCATTCCCATCTGTGCCGCTTTCGCAGGCCCATGCGAGGGATTCCATTGAGAATGACCCGGCCAATCATGCCGTGCGTTAATTCTAATTTCCCTCCCGTTCGGGAACTTCAAACCAATTCTTGCGCCGTGCGCCTGATATACTCCCGCCTGTTTACGGACCATCCACTCTATCGGATCGCCATCCCCAACCCAGAGATCATGGTTGCCGCCGATCAGATATAACCAATCAACACTACTAACAATCCACTCCACCAGCTTCCACGTTTCCGCTTCGGTAACAGTCTGGTGCGCATGAAGACGAGCGAGGCGCCCAACCCAGTGATTGGCAAAATCTCCTACATTCGCCCCGAACAATCCCACCGTATTCTGTATAAACGACACATGCTTATGCAGCAGGTCTATGGAAGTACCGGGATCATCAACGTGATTGTCCCCCATATGGAGGATAGCTATTGGTCCGTCAATCTTTACTTTACACGGTATTAAATTCCGAGATTTCTCGGAAGCCTCCTTGCGGAGGAACTCTGACCTTCTTCTCTCTAGGATATCTTCGAGAGGGGCCGTTTCATCGGCCAATGAATCCTTGTCAATATAAAATTCAGTTGACTTCGCAAATCGTTTTTTGGCTGCGGTAACACGTCTCCACAAAGAATCCTTTGACATGCCGATGGCATCTCCGGCTTTCTTTAAGGAACCATGATCGACGTAAGCCTCCATAGCGAGATGAAGTTCTTCATCTGTATAACCACTCATATAAGTCCCCCCATCAGTAATATTCGGCGCGTTTTACTTTGAACTCCTGTTCTTTTTCATCCGAGGGAACTCTGATAAAACCGCCCTGTCGAAATCTCAACAAAGCCTGTGTGCTACTGTCCACCAAGTCATCATGTTCGCCTACCGGAAATGCGGCGAACTCTTCTATCACCTGCTCTGCCCAGTTCGTATTCGGCACCCAGACAATTCCGCTGGCGAAAAGATCACTAACCGCATTTACCCTAGCGATCTTGTCGTTGCCGCGAGACGGCGTGAACTCACTAACCGGGATACCCATCTGCCGTAATTCAAAGATAAGAGGCTGCCCGGCAGCTTTTGCCTCCACGATACAGGCATCTGGTTCCCATTTCTTATAGGACTTTTGAGCGACACTCTTTAATTCAGGGAACTCCATCCTATCCTTGAAGGCATCCAGAAGGATTATATTGGCTGCGTCCTTCTCGTCGTCGCTCTTGTAAAAAACTCCCCATGTCGTGCAGGCGGAAAAATCCGCCCGTTGCGTTTTCAGAAACGCAGTGTCCCAACTCTGGATAATAAACTCGCAGTCAGGAGCTTTTTCCTTTTCCCATGTGCGCCACCAGCTTCTTTTAATCAGCGCCTGTTCTTCGGCTGTCGGATCTTGCTGGTACTGTGCAGACCACTTCGCCGCCGGCAGCTCCGCCCTTAGCTTTTCCAGTTCCTCCGCCGGCCAGTATTCAGGCCATAAGGATTTACCAGACGGCAGTATGGCTGGAAGCTGTATTACTTCCCATTCATCACTGCCCTTTCTCTGCTGGGAAGCTCTCAGAATCTGCCCGGCAAGATCACGCTGATGCCAGCGCGTCATCACGATTACAATGGCACCTCCCGGCTGCAGCCTTTGGCGCGGCCCGGAAGTATACCATTCATAAACTGGATCGAAGACAGAGCCGTCAGGCGAGCGGGCCTCTTGTTCTGAATGTGGATCATCTATGATTAGAAGGTCCGCGCCCTTACCTGTCACTGCCCCGCCGACGCCGATAGCGAAATATTCTCCTTCGGCGTTCGTGTTCCATCTGCCAGCAGCCTTGGAATCCTGCCGGAGACTAATCCCCGGAAAGATTTTCTGGTAATCTTGATCACCAACAAGGTTCCTGACCTTCCTTCCGAAACCTACCGCCAGTTCCGCGGTATGGGCCGTCTGGATAACTTTCTTCTCCGGGTAACGACCTAAAAACCATGCAGGAAGAAGATAACTCGCAAACTCACTTTTAGTATGGCGGGGTGGCATATTGATAATCAATCGCTTCAGCTTGCCGTCTACCACCCTTTCAAAGGCGTCCCCCATGATGGAGTGATGACTGCCCTCGATAAATGCCGGCCACATCTTTCTGATGAAAGGCAAAAACTTTTTCGTTACTTCTTCCCGGGTCTTCGCCCGCTCAAACTTCTCCAGCAATCCCAGCATGTCTCTCTGCTCTTCATAAGGAAGAGAGCGGATCTTGCCGAGAAAGGTTTCTAGTTGTTGATCTGGCATGACTCCAAAAGAAAAGACCTAACTAATTAAGTCAGGTCTCTCCCTAAAGGGGGTGTGCTAACTGCTTGCTCGGGTAACGGACTTCCCGGCACCGATCTCAGAGGTGGTTGATTATGTGCTGCGAGGCACTAAAACCTCCGAGATGGTATCAGAATACCCCCTTGACAAAGGGCCTGTCAACATTGTGCAGGCAACTTTTATCTTCTATTGCCATCACTCCAAACGGATAAAATCCTGTGTCGGAATGTAGACTACCGGCTCGATATCCTGAAAATCTTCCCGATCCGTCCTGCCCCCTATTGAAACATGAAATCTCTTGAGATCATCCAAGCGGGTATAGCC